CCCTGGTAGGACTGTTTTACCTCAGCATCAAAGAGGGTTACAAAGGCGTTTGATAAAGATACGCTCATTTGAAATCTCCAAAATAGATAAAAATAAAAAGGGTTATCGCATTGGTATGCCGGTGTTCTGGGCCATTCGCTTGCTACTTACGGGAGCCAATCGTCAGATTAATCTGCATCAAGGGCCAACTAAATGGTATGCCTTATGGAGTTTCTAGCAGAAGTGTCAGCTAAATACAACAACTTTTTTATAGAAATAAAAAAACCCCGGCCATACTGCACCGGGGCAACCACCTCTCGTGAAGAGTTTATTGAAAGGTCTGGCTGAACATACGCTCAACCTTAGCCCTATATGCTGGATCAGTCTTGTATTTAGGATCTCCAACCATCTGGTATAACTCATCTTTAGATGGAGCGCCGTCTACTGGTACTGACTGTGTTGGAATGCGGTTGCCCTCATAGGACTCACGCAACTTCATTAATGCCTTAATGCCATTAGCTGTACCGCCCATGTATTTGAATTCTTCAAAGTCATCCTTACCCCAGATTCCTTTGTTTACAAGGCCTTGCGCCCATTCTGTCATGCCCTTAATTACGACATCTGCATTGGGGCCAAGAGCGGCTTTCTCTTCAGCTAGTGAGCGCTGGACACTTTCAGCTTTTTGGGCTGACATTCCAACTACCTTACTAACCAATGAGTCTAATGCTAATTGCGATATCCCATTTTCTTGCGCCCAATTAACAACATGGCTACGAACAGGGTCATCTTCTGGGATAGAGCCAAATGCGCTTACATCATATTTGCCATCGGCTGGCGCTTTATGCTTGCCTTGCGATATCTGTTTGCGTAGATCCATCCAGGATTTAGCGATACCCTCAAGATCAGGCTCTGCGTTGTCTTTCTTCCAGAAGTTCTCTGGCCACCAATCTGGACGATCTAGTGGAGTGTCATCTTCTTTTGGTGCTAGATGACTTATTTCTGTGGATTGTGATTGACCTTCATTAACCTGGCTCTCAGTTGTTAAGCTAACTGAGTCCAATAGGCCACCGCTACCTTCTGTGGGTTGGACTGCTTCGGTTGTTTCCATTGTTATAGTTTCCTTGCTTTTTGAATCCTTGCTTCAAGATCCCGAACAATACTATTCTGCCCTTCTCGGTAGAAAGCATAACTTGGATCAGAACCAGGCAAGGCAACTGGTTGCTCTAATAAAGTGGCTCTTAACCACTTCATCAGTTTTTCTCCATCCTCAGATGCAAGTACTCTGAGGCATAATTTGTTTAAATCTTCTACGGCCTGTTCTGCACCGCGGATATCGGTTATCTGCTCTTGCAGACCTTCCCATCCTTCTACATTCATCTATTAGGCTCCAGCCATCTTCATCATTTCGGGAACCATCTCAGGATTTTGTTGTGCGGCCTGAGCGGCTTGCTGTTGAATCTGTTGGATATTGTAATCACGCTCTGCTTTATCAAAGCGCAGACTAACTGGTATGCCCAGCTTGTCACCAATGTAGTCAATAATTTCACCCATCTTAGGAGTTGCTTGTCCTTCTGGGCCAAACTGTTGAGCCATCTGTACAAACTGTACGACATTGGTTACATCTTCCATATTCTGAGCCATAGCCAATGGAGCAACTGGAGCAACCTTAACCTCAAGGCCGTTGACTCGTAGTGGTAAGTCAATCAATCCGCGGTCATCCATGACTTGTAAAATCTTGCTTACCAATGGAATCATTGTTTCGTTGATTAAACGGCCAAATGCAGATCCTAAGTTTTGACTTAATTCTTTCATACGCTCTACCACTTCAGTAGCAGAACGAGCGCTCATGTTATCAGGAGGTAATGACTCATCTAACAGAATGCGTTTAACATTCATGCGTAGGTCATTCATAATAATTTGAGATACATTGAAATCTCCGGCACGCGGCAATGGGCGTAAAGATTCGCCTTGTGGGCCACCATTACGCGCAACAGGAATAATTGCTCCTGGTACGATTTTGACAGTAGCTGGATTTAGCACACCATCGTCAGCCGCGGTGTATACGCCGGAGATAGCTAGAGATGCATTCTTTAACACTAACTCAAGAGTCTTATTCAAGGTCTTGATATCAGGTAAAGCAGTAATCAATGGGCCACGACCATAGATCTCGCCAGCTACTTTCATATAGCGACTGACAACCCAAGGGCTAACCTTAAGTCTACGGAATACTAACTCTTGCTTAGTCTCTTTGTGGATAACATAGTACATAAAGTCACCACGCTTAGGATCAAGTACTGTTGCCTCAATCAACTCTACATCTTCTGTAGGTTTCATATCTATTGTAGTTTGCAGATCTGCTGGAATATTGGCATCTTTCCATTGCTGAATAATTGCCTCACCTTTGATACGCATACGGCGGTATACATTATCTACTTGGCCATTTGCGCCTTCTTCAAATGCTACCAAGAACTGTGGCACAGGAATAAAGTTAATGGGCGTTGTATCGTCTCCAGGCTGAACCATCATTACTGCGGTTCCTACGGCCAGATCTAATAAGAACTCACCCATAGCAATATCAAAGTTAGATTGCTTAAGAGTTGCAAACATTTTGTCTGCGTAGATATCAAGAGCGGCCGCGGCCTCTTGTCTGCGATCTGCTGGAATATCTGGGCCAGTTTCTAAACGACACCACTTTCTCTGTGGTGGAAAAATACCAGACTGTAATCGGTTGGCAAAGCGCTGTGTAGAGTTGATAGCAGTAGCGTCAAAGACTCGGTTCATCTTCTTAGCGCCGCCAACCTTACCATCATAATACCCGTCATATAGGTTTCTTTGTGGCAAAGCGAATTCATAGGCCTCATCGTAGAGGTCTCTGAAATCTTCTTTCTTACGCAAAGCAATATCATGCCGCTTAAGAATATCGCTAGGAGTTAATTTCATTTCAGCCATTATTCTTCCTCATCCTCAAATGGATTTTTCTTGGTTGCATCAGTAATAGGGCCGCCTGGCTCCCATGTATCACAAGTCCTAGATGATGTGCATGGAATTTCCCATTCATCACAATAGCCACCAGATTCATTAGTATCAACCCATGCTGGGTCAACTTCCGGTGGGGTTACTTGTTCATATTCTTTCATGCAATCATCAATGAATTTTGTTTTCCAGTAATGACCGCAGTTGCCACAAACCATCTCGCGTGCGGCGCATTCGCTTACATTCCATTTAGCAGACTTCATTAGCCAAAACATTACTTCTGGCATTTTAGGATTTGCTGGGCCTAGATCGGCTTTAGTAATGCAGACTCGATGATTAAAAATACTCATCTCTTTGTCCATCAATACTGGTGGACAACGCTTACCTTGTGTGTAATCTTCCATTATTCGTACCATTCAATAATTAATTCGGCCATATGTGCAGTACCATTTACATTAGTCAATCTAAAAAGATAGGTTGTCAATGGTTTGAATACCATCTCTAATGCAGACGAACCAGCTCCACCAGCTTTTTTGCCAGAGCCACCAGTAACAATCTCTGCATCAATTTCTGTGCCAACGCTAGTGACTGTTGGGTTTATTAAAATAGCTGATTGACTTGCAGTATTAATAACGCGCTGACGATTAATGGCAGTAAACGATGTTCCACCAGTTACAACTGCACCTTCATAAACATACAACTCAGCATCGCCACCACAACTAGCATCAAGCAATATATGTGGAGTAACACCACTAGCCCATGCAATAGCTATATTGCAACTTGCCCCAGCGGCTAACTTTGTTGCGTCTGGATAAATGCGATATGCCTTAAATGCTCTACCTTCATGAAGTCTTAGGTGGTTAACATCAAGAATTGGGTTTGGCCTGTCTGATCCAATTAAATAATGTAGTCCATCTTTATCAACATAGGATGGTGATACATGGATAGATTTAGTATCAAGCGATTCTCGCTTAACTTCAATGGCCATTATTTCTTCTTAGCCATTCCAGCTTCAGACATAGCAATAGCTACGGCCTGTTTCTGATCCTTAACAACTGGGCCGCCTTTGCCAGAATGTAAGCCGCCAGCTTTATACTCGCGCATTACCTTGCTGACTTTCTTTTGCATCTTCGATTTATCATCCAAGGCTAGATCCTCCACCTAAAGTTTGAACACCGCCCTCTGGATTTAAACGGGCATCAGATAATAACTGACGGCCACGGCGGCGAGATGCTCTCATACGAGCGGCATCTTCTTCTTGAGATCTAGATACTGTAGATTCTTTTTTTCCTGATGCGGAATCAAGAACATTTTGAACTGCTTGTTCTGGTTTTTTTGCAATTCCAACAACTTGTGATACTGCTCTGACTGCTCCACCCATGATTACATTACTCCTGTTTTATCAGCACCAAGCGTCTGTACGCCTGTTTCTGGAGTTAAACGAGTATCGGATAATAGCATCCGACTACCACCACGCAATCGCGCCTTCTGGCGTGCCGCATTCTGTTCCGCTAATAGACGCTTTTCGTCTGCCGCTTGTTTTTGCATTGCCTCTGTCTGAGCCTTGGTCTCAGCGGCGGCGCGTTCTGCTCCGCTCGTGTCAGGCTTACCGCCAAATAATCCACCCATTTATAACCTCGTCATTAAGTAAGAGTCAACTTTGTCTGGGCCATACTTTCTCATTACGCATTCAGTTTCAAAATACAAAGACTTTGCATAACGAATAGCACGACTGTCATCAGTTCTAACTGTTATTTGCAATCTATGCAAGTGTAGATATCTCATAGCGATATCGATAAATGATAAAGCGCATTTAACCATTGTAGATGGCATCTTTCTAGCCTGGTGATCGAACAAGGCCCACATCTCACCAACGCCACCCCAGAACAATATGACCCCAACAATGGCTACGGGTTTACCATGATAAAAAATAGTAATAGCTGTGCCTAGTTGAGCCTGGCTAGATACCATATCTCGAATGCCATAACCCCTAGATACTGCCAGCAACTCAGGTTGTTCTATATCCATCTGGTCAAAGTGATCGATTACAAATGGCAAAGTAAATAAGCCTCTGCGTTTATGCATCTGCTCATTAAGAAGTTCGTATGGAATAGATGTTTTCATTATCCGAATATATCAAATTCGCTATTGGCTACAGTTTGGGCTATAAAAGTCTTAGATGCCCCTAGATTACCCCTAGTCATGCGCTTATATTCCCCACCACCTAGTAATAGATACCCAAAGGCATCGCCCACATGGGAATGTTCATTCTTATTTGGCGCATCTCTAAAGCGCTCTTGTCCTGATCCTACTGATATACGCTTAAAGTGATACCCACCAGCTAATGATTTACGCAATAATTTGCATTTTGTGTCAACGATTAGCCCTGGCTTGCCGTTAATAAGCCTTTGCATGGGCGCGGCCGCTGACTCTCGGCGTACTTTGAAGTCATTAGATGGGGTTGGTTGGGCTTTGAGGCCTAGTGTTTTAAGAAAGTCAAAGGCAGTAACCTCATAGATTGCATCTCTGGCCATACCGGCTGGATCGCCCCATACAAGCACTTGCATATTGGGGTATCTGGCGTTGATTTCGGACACCAGTTGATGACCAAAACGCTCCAAACCCATATCAAAAGTAACAATCTCATCAAGGATTACCCACCTTCCATTCGGTAAGCGCTGGCCAATAACCGCCGCTGGGGTTAAACCAAAGTCTAATCCTATTTGTAATGGCACAGATGGATCTAATTCCACATCACCAGACATAATATTATCGTCATACTCTGGCCAAACCGACTTACCCTCTTGCACATAGGTATATTTACC